TCCCAACACTGCGCGCCTGATCCGTGCGCTGCCCGGCGCCGATCTCAAGACCGCCCTTCTCCCTATCGACCAGAAGGACAGCACGTCGAGCTTCTGGCAGGAGATGGATCAGGCGGCGCAACTCCAGCAGCGCCTGCTCGCGGCCAACGACACGGCGCAAGGCGTGCAGACCGATACCCAGCGCTCCGCTACCGAGATCGCGCGGCTGACCTCGCTCGGTCAGCAGCGTCTGGGCACCCAGGCACGAATGCTCAGCGCATCGCAGATCCGGCCCATGGTGCTGCAGATGGTGTGGAACCTGCAGTACTTTGGCGTCTACGGGGGGCAGGTCCAGCTGCCCCCCCAGTACGCCAGATTGGAGAACGGCTGGTACGAGTGGAAGCAGAAGGAGATCCTGGGTGAGTTCGATTACCTGCTCAGCGACGGCACTCTTCCGGCGGATCCCCGCGCGAACTCGGAAAATCTGATGCGCGCGATCCGCGTGATCGGCGAGACCAACACTGCCGCCAACTGGAACATGGCCAAGATCTTCAACGAGCTTTTCATCTCGATGGGCTTCAGCGACGTCGAGGAGTGGCAGAACACGGCCAAGGAAGGCGCCGTGCAGACGGCGCAGCAGCAGGCCGGCGCAATGGCGAACAACCCCGGCGTCGCGGCTCAGGTCGCCGCCGCCAATCAGCAGATGGCGCAGACCAAGGCCGAGGTCCAGCCCGACGAGCAGGTCATGCGCGACAAGGAGAAGGGCAACGTCGTCCCGCTGTCCGACGCGATGCGCACCACCGCGGTTCAGCAATCTTCGCCGGAAGCCGCGCAGCCGCTGCACTCGCAGGCGACCCAGGCGTCCGGCGTGCGATGAGCGACGAACCCGTCGCCGTCTATACCCCGGAAAACTTTCTCCAGGCCGAGTACAATCGCATCGCCGGCAGCTGGTTCTGGAAAACCTATCTGCGTCATCTCGAAAGCCAGATGACCAAGCACGTCGAGCTTGTCATGGCCGGCGCCACCGGCCCGGCCGAGAACATCCGCGTGGCGGCGGCGTTGGCCAGCGCGTTTCGTACGGCGCTCACGCTGCCCGATCTCATTCGCACCGGACAGGTGATTTTCGAGGGACAGGTAATTGGCGACGCGCCGCGGCGTGGTCGCCCACAGGACAAGGGAGACGAAGACGATGCCACCGATGACCAAGCCGGTTGACGAGCGCACCGCGACCAGCATCCGGGTGCCCGGATCGGGCGCCGGCACGACCAACACCAACCAGAAGCCGGCCGACGTCCCCAACCCGCAGGACCAGCGCTCGGCGGCGAACGACAGCCCGCAGGCGACGCCGGCGGCGAAGACCTCGATCCGGCCCGAGAAGACCCAGGGCACCATCGCGCCGGATTTCGATTTCGAGATCCGCCAGGGCACTCCGAGAAGTGCGTCGGCCGAGGCGATCACCACCGACAATCCACCGCAGGAAACCACGCAGGGCCCGGCGCCCGGCACCCAGGCCGGGCCGCGGCCCAGCGATCTGCCGTCCACCATGCGCATCAAGTTCCGCGGCGAAGAGCGCGAGTATCCGGTGGACACCATTCGCCAGCTGGCGCAACAGGGTCTCGCCGTCGGGGAAAATTCACCCGTGCTCGGCGTGATCAACGAGATCAAGCGCCAGACCGGGATCACCGATCCGCGCAAGCTCGCCGAACTGGTGATGTCGGCTGTCCAGAAGATTGTCCAGGCCAATGGACAGAACGGTGGCGGTCCCGCGAACGGTGGCGGCGCGGCGCCGACCAATCCTCTCCAAGCGATGGCCGGCGGCGCACCCGCGGCGGCAGCAGCAGCGACAGCCGCGGCTCAGGCCGCGGCGCCGCCGTTCACCATGCCGCCGCCCTACGAGGGCGCCGAGAACGACCTGCAGCAGATGGAGCAGATGAACGGGCTGCAGTTTCCCGACGGCGCGCGCAATGCCTTGATGGCGATGTTCAAGCACGGCAACGCGCTGGAGACCATGGTCAAGAATTTCGGCCCGATGGTCCAGACCATGCAGCGCTTCCAGCAGGACCTGCAGCAGCGCTCGCAGCAGGCGTTGCAGAGCGCGATCAACGCCGAGGCCGCGCGCGTCGCGACCGAACTCGGGATCGACACGCCCGAGGAGGTCGCCGGCTTCGCGGCGTTCGTCAAGGAGACCGACGCCGAGTTTCCCGGCTTCAAGAACCGCGTGCTGCAGGATCCCAAGGCGATGGGCGGCGCCATCCGCAAGTACTACGAGATCGCGGCGGGACGCCGCGCCATCGCCGAGCGCAAGGAGACCACGCAGCGCGTGAGCGCCGATCTTTCGCGCGCCGGCGGCGAGATGGCGAGCCCGCGTCCGGGCGGCGGTGCGATCCCCGGCTCGGCCGGCGCCGGCGGTCCCGGCGGCGGCAACGGTGCGGTCCCCGAGGAGGACTTCAACCGAACCCTGATGGACAAGATGATGTGACCGGGCGTAGTCTGCCGCGCCATAACCTACGTTCGGTCTGTGCTTATCCGACCTGACACCCGCTCGCGAACGGCGTAGTCCGATATCCGAGCAGGCTGGCCTAGCGACGAAGCACCGGGACCAGAGCAAGCGGTAACGCAACCTCTGACCATGGTGATGTCATGCCAGCAGTGCTTGGTATGCGCGGCACCGGCGGTTTCCCCGCCGACCATCGCGCCGAGAATTGGCGGGAAAAGTGGCTGATGCTGGAGCCCAACGGCTCGGCCCCTTTGACCGCGATCCTGTCGATGCTCGGAAGCGAGAGCACCGACGACCCGGAATATCACAACTTCCGCAAGGATCTCCCCGACTTCCGCTTCACCCACTCCGGGACCGCGCTCGCCGGTGACGTGACCCTGACCGCCACGGCGGCGGCGGATCTCACGTTCATCCGCATCGGCGCGATGATCCGCAACTGGCGCACCGGCGAGGTGGCGAAAGTCACCGCCAAGCCTAGCGGCACCACGCTCACCGTCACACGCGGTGTGGGCAATTCCGGGACCGGTGTCGCGGTCAACGCGTCCGACGTGTGGTTCCTGGTCGGCAATGCCAACTCCGAAGGCGCCGACACTCCGGTCGCGATCTCGTGGGACGCCGCGAGCACCGAGAACTTCTGCCAGATCTTTCGCACGCCGGTGAACATCACCCGCACCGCGATGAAGACCAACTTCCGCACCGGCGACCAGTACGTCGAGAAGACGCGCGACGCGCTCAAGCAGCACATGATGGAGACCGAGCGCGCCTTCATCTGGGGCAAGAAGGACATCATCACCGGCGCCAACGGCCAGCCCGAGCGCTATACCGGCGGCATCGTCTCGTTCCTCACGAGCCACGTGCTCGACATCTCCGTCGCCACCACGCCGGGCCTGCTCGATGAACTGACGTTCGATACGTTCCTGGCGCAGCACGTGTTCGCGTTCGGCTCCAGCCAGAAGCTCGCTCTCTGCGGCTGGCAGTGCGCCGACATGCTTCAGCGCATCGCCAAGGACCGCTGGACCATCACGTCGGTCAGCGGCAACATGACCTACGGCATGTCGATGACGTCGTACATGACGTTCGCCGGCGAGCTTATGGTCAAGACCCATCCGCAGTTCCGCCAGATCCCCGGCGCCGAGCAGATGATGCTGATCCTCGACACCGGCGATCTCAAGTATCGCTACATCGATGATCTCGTGCTGCTCAAGGATCGCCAGTCGCCCGGCATCGACGGCGTGACCGACGAGTACCTCGCCGAGTGCGGCCTGGAGATGCTCCAGGAAAAGACCCACTCGCTGATCACGGGTTGGAACAAGATCGTCGGCCCGTAAGCGCCGCAGCCAGGATTGCTGGCGCATCAACCTGGGGCGGCGGGAGGTGCACTCCCGTCGCCCCAATTCACATCGAGGAGTGCTTATGCCAGCGAAGCAAGTGACCAAGGACAGCGAGTTGGTGGTCGGCGAGCCGCCGATCCCCGACGCCGAGCCGCCCGTCACGGAAGAGCAGGCGGTCCAGGCCGCCGCCGACCAGATGGACGCGCCGCCCGCGGCGCTGTTCGCGGCGC